AAACCCGCCTCCCGTTCGAGTACGTGACAGGCGGGAAGGACGTTGTGTCGTTGAAAACGTTGAGGACTTGAGCCGACGCGTTCGTGAAGCGTTTGAGGATCGTTCGCCCGAAGTAGCGTTCGGGGGCAGCCGCATCCTTGAGGGTCACACCGTCCTTGCGGAAGATGTCGGAGGGAAGGAAGAGCCCACCTCGGCGAACAGGACCAGAGAGGCGAAGGACGCCCGCCTCGTTCTCAACCCGGTGGATCGACTGCGCGACGATCGCCCGCTCAGCGTCCCGAAGCTCGAAGAGGTCGCCCGCACGGTTGACCATGCGGATGTCCTTGGAGAGCACTAGCTCCGACCCCTCCGAGGACATCCCACCGACGTTGCCAGGACGGATCTTCAGTCGCTTGTAACGGATCGTCCCGCCGAAAATCGCCTCGAAGAGTTCCTTGTCCTCAGCGTCGACGTTGGACGGGTTATCCGGGGTGAGAGGATCAAACTTGAGCGCAATGCGGTTGCCGACAGGGAGATAACCGAGGATCACCGCCTCGTGGAGATTCTTGTGCTTTCGACGGTACCCGATGATGACTACCGAGTTGACTTCAGGTATGCCCCCCCAAAAGCTACGGGGGCCCGTCATCGCCTGGGTGAGATCGATCTCGTGGCGGTCACCACCGCCGCCGGTGATGATCTTCACGTCCGCCTTCATCATCAACTCATCGACGCGTGTGATGAGCCCTATCTTCAGGCCATACGGATCCCCTCCGTCAACGAACTCTTTGCCGATATGGTGCCCGGAGGCGTACTTGGGGATGCCGCTGTTCATTGCGCCTCGGTTACTTGAGAGTGTTCAGCTTCGCCTGGTCGTTGGCGATCTCCTGCTTCAACCGCTGAATATCGGCATCGAGTGAAGCGATCCGGCTAGTCGGGCTCGGGATGACTGCCGAGTGCGTATCCACGGATGCCTGCAACTTGGCCCGCTGGGCTTGCAGCCGCGCTACGTCCCCCGTGTTCTTCTTGATCTCTCCTTGGAGACCAGCTTTCACGGCGTTGTTCTTCAATTTGGCTCCGAAATCGTCCCACGTCTTGGATAGATCGTTGACCGCCGAACTTGCCTGCCCTGCGATAGCGTTAGGGTCCCCGATTTCAAAGCGACCAGGTGCAGAAAAAGGAGGGGCGAAATTCGATGGCTCAGGGGGCTCGAAGTCCGCGCTACCGGCGTTGGGCCCTGCCCCACCAGGGCGTAGATCACCACGGATGGCGTGCTCGAACTGCTGATGCGGTGCGTCGAGCTTCATGTAGAGGTCAGTGAGAAACGTTTCGACCCGTGCTTGAAGCTCCTTGGAGATGACGGCGGGCCCCCCCGTCCCGCTCGCACTTGATGCGTTGATATTGTCCAGTTTCTTCTGGGCTTCATCAAGCCTCTTCTGAACATCGTCAATGCGTTTTTGAGCGTCTGTCACCTTTTGGTCGGCAGCGTTAGTGGCCTTGGAGTTGGTCTTTCTTCCGGAGATGGCCTCGTTGATGGACTCGTCCTTTTGCTTGGTGTATTGCGCGAGGAGCGCCTTCAATTCTCCAATGTTTCTAGCCAACGCCGAATCCGCCCCGACGTTAATGGGCCCCGTCGAGGCACCGGCGGCGGGATTGTTGAACAGACGAGTGTTGTCCGGAGAAGACGGGTTGATGGTCTTCACCTGGTAACCCACGTTGATGAAGGCCAAGTCCGCCCGACCAATCACACAAGGGCAATCATCCTCACCTTGCTTCTGGCTGTACGCCTCTTTGATCGTTAGCTCCGCTAGCGTGAGCGCACGAGATAGCTGCCCTGCCTCTACGCTGACGGCCGTGCCCTTCTGGGCAGGAGACCCTAGGGGGGCCGTATCGACGAAGTTATCGCCAACGTCCGTGAACTTGATCGCCTTGGTCTCCGGGTTGATGATGGCTGCCGTTTGTTGATCCTCAGGGGAGAGTGTTGCCAACGACGTCGCGGGATTCGGGTACGCTGATTGAATCGTGGTGAGCCCTTGGGATTGAGCCGCGAGCGTCTCGAAAAGGCCGCCGGATAGAGCGAGTTGCAGATCGATGTTGGTCTTATCGTTGACGTTCCCCGTGAGGACAAGACGCCCATCCCTGAGAGAGACTCGACGCCCGTAGCGAAAGTGACCGATGACCTCGAAGCCCCGCTCATCCGAAACTGGTCGGATCATGCTGGTCTTTCCCGCGAGGGCAACATTCTCGGCCGTGTTCTTGGGATCGATCGTCACGTTCGCCGTGGGTAGGGTGAGGATCTCCCCAATGACACCCGCCCCATTCATCGAGTTGTCGTGTGCATAGATATACACACCAGCCGAGTTCAACCCGTATTGATATCGATTCGTCGTATGATTCTCTTTTAGCTTCTCGGCTATCGAAGTCTTGAGTCTAGCCAACTCTTGCTCGCCTTGTGCTTGAACGGCCTTGGCCTTACCTGCCGATGCCTTCGAGGCTTGCTTGTTCGGTTTGTTTGTTTCTCCGGCTGCCGCTTTGATGTCCTCATTCGCAGGAGCGAATGGCCGCGTGTAGGCCATGACAACGTTGGGGTATCCGACGATGCGTCCTGTTTTCGGGTGCCGGAGAATAAGAGGGTCGTAGGGGTTGTCGGAGCCCGCCGGGGCTTCAATTTGTGCGCGTGTCGGAGGGAGCGTCGCCGCGCCACCGACCTTCAACGTGAAATGACCCCCCTTAGCGAGCTGCTTCGACGTATATGGGAACGAGAGCTTGACGTTTGCGCTGATCTGATTGGGGGTGGGAAGGGTCCCTTTCTTTTCGTTTAGGGTAAGGGTCCCAATACCTTTGGGTGCGATGAACTTCGAGCGCTTCGCCGTGAGCGTGAGTGTCGTGGACGCCCGCCCGCCAAAAGCGATGTTGTGCGAGATCCCCGCGACGTACCACATCTGGTCTTTGGGTGCGAGGTAGATAGGGAACCCAAGACGTAGTTCGGGCCGTAGAGGGATGGTCACGGTCCCTCTGTGCCGCCGGGAGTTCAGGCGATCCATGACATCCATCCCGTGGTAAAACATGAGCTGAGGGTCGCCGAGGAACTCCGAGTTGTAGTTCTGGGATCGCCAACCGTACTTCCGGAGCAAGTGGTAGTCGGTGACCGAGGTGAACGGAGTCGTTTCTTCACCAAGGCCGTAGTCGGTGGACCCATACATGGACCCCTGCATCACGACTTGCGTGACGACCTCAGCCTCCGATTCGGAGAGACCCCATTCGATGATGTCGATGTCCTGGATCCAACTCACCGGCTTGTTGGCGAGGATGTCCAAGTTGTAGAACGGCGGCTTGAACACGATCGTACCATCGACGTCCATATAGAACTCGAAGCCAGCAGCCTCTTTCGCTGCGTGCGCAAGCTCCAACTTCGTCTGGTATTCCGTCTGCCAAAGGTTGATCTGTCCCGCTTGTTGGAACTGTGTACGGAACGCCACCACTTCAGGAGCGTCAGGTGCGAAGACCACCTGACCACCATCCACACCACCATTGGCGTTACGCACGGCAGCCGAAGCGAAATGGCTCGGCTTCTTGGCGGTCCCGGTGTTCCCAACCCGACTGTATTCCTGGTTGAGTGAATCACCACGGACTGCGACACCGTTCGTTCCGTAGAGGAGGAGGTTTGACCGGACGCGCGAGAAACGCTGCTCCCAATACAGCATGAGGTCAGATAGGGCAGCGTCGAACGTGGGTCTTTGGCTTTGCTCTTTGATGAGCGAAACAAGAGAGCCGGTGCCGACCAGGACATCCCCGAACGATTGGAGCGCAAGGCTCCAGATCACATCGTAGGGGTTCATCCCAAAGTAGACGTTGCCGAAGATGCTCGACCCTTGCTGCCCCTTGGGTGCCGTGAAGGCGGGGTTGATGTTCATCTTGCACAGTTCCCACCACTTCAGGATGTCTGCGCAGTGGATGCTGACCGTGTGCCCGCCGCTGGAGTAGTCATCCGAGACTTCGGTGACGAGACCCCAAAAGATCGGGTAGTACTGGGGGAGCCCTTCGACGAGGTAGTACCCCTTGGCGAAGATTTCGACCTCCATCATGGGAGTGATGACGGGGTTACCATCGAAGTAGAAGTCGTCGATCGTGTGTCTCGGTACCGAAAGGCTCAACGAGGCGCTGCCTGGGACGCTGTCGATGCTCAGATCGACCTGGACCGACGTGATGTATTTGTTGAAGTCGAAGAAACGGTTGCACTGCGGGCAACCGATGACCTCAGCCTCGCCGTTAATGTAAACCAACGCGTCTGGGGCCGTCACGACCGTGGGACGGGCGTTAGGCTGATAGGTTCCTGAGAAGGGGCTTCTGGCCATTACACGCCCCCTCGGGAGCCTGTAGAACTGCCGCGTAGAGCGGCTTGATTGGCAGCCACACCTGGAGGAAGAGGAACGTTCGGGGATGGTTGCGTAGTGGGCGATGCCAAAGGAGATGTCGGGCTACCCGTCGTCGGTGGGAGGCGGGACGACCCCTGAAAGAACTGCGGCGCCCCGTACGGGGCACCTCCCGTGACCTCCAACGGTGAAACGTCCGTACGGTCAAGGAGGAACGAAGCCCGGACCGTGAAGGAGAAGTCGTACGTCAAAGAGAAGGGGACACCCTCTTCTTCGTTGAGGTTGAAGCTGTCGAACGAGCCGATGTAGAGGATGTCATCGTAGTAAATGTAGACAGACCCCAAAAGGTTGAGGCTCTTCGGCTTGGTGAGGTTGGACTCGATATCCGCCGGGAGCCAAATCCCTCCGTTGTTCTTGTAGATCAACCAGAGCGACAGTAGGTTCTGATAGCTCGCAGAGAACTGACGGGCCGTGCGCCCCAGTCCCGGACTGTTACCAGTGCCGGTGTTGTCCTTGGCGCCCACCCCGACAGTATCTATCGAGTAGAAGGCAGCGATTTTACCTGACCCTTCAAGCTTGTCTTGCTGTTCACCCCAGTGCTCAACGATGGGCCCGTTGCGGCCCCAATTTTCGCTGATGATCTTCTCTGCCCCGTTCTTGAACGACTGCGGATTGACGAGCAGACGGAGCGGGGGGGTGTTCTGGATTCTCTCGATCTCAGCTTGCAGCGCCTTGATCGTGGCCGCTTGGGCGGCCAAGAATTGCTTCCCAAGACCGGTCAAGTTGAGGTTCTTGCTCGACGTCTGAGAGAGGTTCTTGCTCGCCTCGCTGGCGTTGTTGGACCCATTCCCCTTCCAACCCGTAGAAGGAGTGGCGTCCCCATTGATCGCGCTGGCGGCGCCTGGCAGCGTACTTGAGTCCAAGTCAGCGACCGGGCCGATCCGTTTGGCTAGAGCGGCACGGGATGCGTCGGAGCCAAAGATTCTACGATAGGCAGCCTCACGTGTGATGACACCATTTCCACCCTCTTGGGTAGGGAGGATCTCATCTGGTGGCCCGTAGTAGCTACCCCCTTTCGATCTTCCAAGTGCCGCTACATAGGCATCCACGTCGCCTGCTTTCGCGGCTGCTTGACCGTTCGCGATTTTACCAGTGAAGGCGCGACCTCCAGCGGTAGGTGTATCATAAGCAGCAAAGTAACGGACTTTGCTCTTACCGTCCTTTGTACCCTGACCATCCCCCCAGACACCGTAGGTCTGCTGGCCGGGTGGGATAGTACCATGGATCCCATCACGTGGTTCCTCAGGTGGGTTCCAGTTCCCGATACCCCCAGGATTGTTGTTGGGCCACTTACCACTGGTCTCAACTTGGGACTGTCGAACGTAGAGGGTCAGCTCCTCCGACGTTGGGTCTCTATTGTACCGTGAGCGGTAGCCGTCCCGGATTGCTGTCGCCAATTGCTTCTCGCTGTACTCGTAAACAATGGGCGGCCCACGATCTGCGCCGGGTGTCCCTTGGATCGGAACACGGCCAGGAAAGGGTCCGGTAGACTGCTTGATCCTGCTGGCAATGTTTGTATTCACACCCACTGCCTGATCCAAAGGAGGGGGGGTACCTGCCCCCGCAACACTCGCGGAACGATCCTGGAGGCGTCCCGTCACATTCGAGGATGGGGGCAAGAGCCCAACGGCGAAAATCTTGACCTCAGAGGGGTTCCTCTTTTTAACGGTGGTGAGTGGGATGAACGGACCGTCCAACTCCTCCGACTGAAGCGTGAGCGCCGAATAGAACGTGAGCAGCTCGTAAAGAGCCGGTTCGTAGAAGTCTGCCGCTTTCTCGATCTGTTGGAAAACACTCTGATCGGTCATTGGATGATCCCGAGGCGGCGAGCTTCTGCCGTCTCCGCTGCGCTGAGGGGTCGATCTGCCGGGGCGATAGGGGGAAGGGCTACAGGAGCCGCATTCGGATTAGGGGCGCCGGCCGTCGTCGGGATTGTCACTTTGGGTGCCGCCGGACGTGCGGCCTCGACGGTGGGGGCTGCCGAACGCGTAGGCGTGACGGGCTTCCCCGATGCCTTCACGGAAGCTGCTGCCTTCGCGGCCTGCCCCTCAGCTTCAACCCGAAGACTGGCATTTTCAACATCTTCAATTTCCTCCAGGGTTTGAGGAGGGCTGTTAAACCGAGCCTGCGTTTGGTTCTGACTTTGAAACGCTGGACTAACCTTGCCTCGCTGAGAGGGATCCTTCGTGAGCCCAGGGATCTTCATCAGCTCCTCCTGAACCTTGAAGGTCCACGACATCTTGAAGGCGAAGGGTTGGTCGTCCGTCTCCTCGACGTCGAACTTGTTGAAGTACCCAATGTACGTCCCCCGGTCGTACATGAGCATCACGTTCCCTTGGAGAACGATGTTGCCGAAGGGGTCGTAAAGAGACCCGTTGTTTCGGTAGAGGTCGTGGAGATCGCGGTACCGGTCCCACGCGATCGTCCGGTGCCTGAGAACACTAGTCAGGCCCGTGTAGATGTTCATGAACGCGCCCGTGGTGCCGTCCGCACTGATCTCGGTGAGATCGTCCCCCCAGTGCTGCTCGACCCACCCTCCACGCGTCTGGATGCGCTCGACCTTCTTGTTGTGGGTCTCTGACCACGTTTGGGGGTTAATGTGCATGACGAGCGCGTGGGGGAGGAGGACTCTCTTGTTGTCGAAGGGGCTCGTGATCTGAAACGCCACCGGGATGTAGGATCGCCTCTTCTCCAACCCATGGGAGTAGTTCGGCTTGTCGGACGGTACGTCCAACAGGCCAAAGTCCGGATTGGCAGAGTTGATCCTCGGCATCGACTACCGCGTCTTCGCGTTCTTGTTGAACTTGACGTTTCCGTCGATGACCCGAGCATCGATGAACCGTGTAAGGTCCCCGGTCGTACGAAGCTCGATGACAGCCCCACCACCGCCACCTCCGAGTTTGTCGAGAGGGACGATGGCTTCCGAGAGGGGCTTGATCGAGGCAAACACCTCGCCGTTGGCCGGACGCATGGGGATACCTCCTGCTGCGTTACCTTGTGCCTTCGTCATGCCGTCGAGAGCCTCTTTTGCTGTTGACCCGCTCTCGGTCACACTCTTGACGATCCCCTTCCCGATGTCCTTGGGAGAGATACCGCTCTTCAGTGCCCCGACGATCTCTTCTTCCCCGAGCTTCGAGTAGAGCATGTACTCCAAAAGGGATTGGCGGCTCCCTTCGAGAACACCCTTCTCGATGATCTCCTCGGCATCATCTTTGTGGAACTTCCAATCCATACGGACGCCCTTGACACGGAGGGCCTTGTAGATGTCTCCAAGGGTCGAGTCACTTTCGGTCAAGATTTCGATAAGCTCTTCAAATGCCCCTTCGGCGGTCATGTCGTGGGTGTAGATGGACCCCCCCGTCACGGCCGCAGTGGCAGCTTTCGCTCCATCTGGGGATGCCTTCGTCTGGCCCTCCGCAACAGCCTTCGCTTGAGCCTCTGGAGTTGCGGTACCAGCAGCGGCCTTCTGCCAATCGGGGAACGCCTTAGAAAGTGCCTCGGGGTCTGTTGCCCACCCGAGCTTAGTTAGCAGCTTCTTGTAATCGTCATCCCCCATGTTCTTCCGCAGATCGGTGAAGAACTTCTCTTCCTTCTGCTGTTGAAATTCCTTGGTCGCCTTGGCGATTTCTTCTTGCCCTCGGATCGATTTCACGAAGGCGTTAGAGACTCTTTGGGCGTCTTCCTCTGTTGCACCCTCACCACGTGCGCCCGTCGCCACAGCCGCGTATTCCTTCTGTTTGACCGCAGCAGCAATTTTAGCAGCCTCTTCAGGAGTGACTGTTGTACCCCCCTCGATCTTGCCGCCGACTCCGGCCATATCTGCGGCTTTCTTGAGCTGCTCCTTCGTGGCACTCTTTTGCATCGCTTGAAACAGAGCGTCCTGCTTCTTCTTATCCTCGTTGGTCGTAGCGTCCTTGTTGATTGCAGCGACGACGTTTTTCATCCCCTCACCACCGATCAACGCGTCCTTCATCTTGAAGAGATCCCCACCGGACGCTCCGACGGCTGCCATCACATCCTTGTTGCGAGTCTTCGCAGCAGCGATCTCCATTTTGGCGAATTTAGCGCTATCCCCGCTACCTGGCATGAGATCGAACATGCCAGAGACCGTGTCCCAAATCCCAATCATCACGTTGTAGACCTGGTTCATGATCCAATCCATGATGGTCTCCAACTTGTCCAGCATGCTGGATGTGGAGTGAGCGGTCTTCTTCGCGAAGTCCATGTCCGTCTCACCTTGCTTGAGTTGGTCTTGGGCGTCCTTGTCCATGGTGTCCATGAGCTGGTCGTACCCAAGTTTGTCGATCTCGGCCGCATCCTTGACATCGTGGCCCATGATTTTGGAGAGCTTCTTCTGGAGCTTTTCGTCCGTCTTGAAGCTCTTCTTAAGAACGTCTCTCTGGTCGTTCATCGCGACCTCGAACTTGGCCATGTGATTGAGTTGCTCAATCGAGATACCCAAGTTCTCGGCCATCATCTGCTGTCCGATCTCCCCGATGCCTCCCATAAGGGTCTTGCCCCCGTTGAACCCCTTCAAGGAATCCGTAAGGATCTGTAGCTGAGCAGCCGGCCCCGCCTCTCCAGCCGCCAAGCCGGTGCCGAAGACACCACCCTTCCGCATCCCCTGTTTCATCTTCAATTCAAGCTGTGCTTCGCGAAGCTCTCCGGCCATCTCCTTGGGAGCTGCCGCCAGAATTTTCTGGAGATCGGCGCCACCACTCTCGACAGCTTTAGCGATCTCTTCCGGTGAGAAGGCACCCTTCGTGGCATCCCCGATACGTTCCGCAAGAGCCGAAGAATGCCTCTTGATGTCTCGATCAACGACCGCCCCGGCCTTACCGCCAGAAAGCAAAGCTACCTTGAGGCGCTCCGTGCGACCCATGTTCTTAAGGGCACCTGTGGACGCCTGCATAAACTTAGCGGCGTTCTTAGGGCTCATCACCTTGCCGAGTTGAGTCAGCATGTGAACGGCATCCTCCATCCTCGTGTTGTAGAGGTTGAGGTCCGCCGAGATCCCACGGATGATACCAAAGAACTTGTTGCTGGCGATGCCCGCCTCTTCTGCCCCCTTAGACATACTGCTGAATTGCTTCTGCACAGTGGAGAGACTCATCCCCTGCTCGGTCATCATCTCCGATTGCATAGCCGTGATTTCTTGCAACGAGACACCGAACTTCTTGGAGTAAGCAACGGCCATCTGAACCGTGGACCCGAAGTCCTTCGCGTGCCCGGCAGCGTCTTGCGCCCCCTTCGCTGTGTTCGCGAAGTCCTGCTCAAGTCGCTGGAGAGACACACCTTCAGCATTCAACGAGTTCAGGACCGCCTGGTGTGTGCTCTTGTTGATGCCCCAGTTCAGGTTGTCGAGGGAGGTCGACTGGTCGTAAATCTTCTTGAGGGTCTTATCCAGTGCATCCGCGCCGGCCGTCGCGTTGTTCATGCTGTCATGCAAGAACTGCCCGGACCCAGCCGTCTCCATGATGTTTTTGTTGAAGTCCTTCGCGGCAGCCTCGGCGTCAACGAACAACTTGATGATACCCACAATGGACGAACTCAGGGCCCCAAGAAGGGGGCCCATCTTGCCGAGCATCTGAAGCATCGGGCCAAGCGACTTGAGCATAGGGGCAATAGCCTTGAACATCCCAGCCATCGGACCAGCGCCCTCGGCGCCTTTGGCAACCCCACGCGTGATCCCGGCACCAACCCCCTTGAGGCCGGCACCGATGCCACTCGTGATCCCTTTGATCATCCCCCCGAGGTCTTTACCACTAAGCGCAGAGATACCGTCCTTGAACCCCTCGAACATATCCTTACCGGAGTCGCTGAAGTCGTATGCTGCGAATTCCGCGACTGCCTTCGCCCCGCCCTCTTCTTTTTCTTTGGCCGCCCCTGCCGTTCCGACCTTGATATGAGCAATCGCCAAACGAGTCTTTTGCTCTTTGACGGCGACCTTGTAACGCTCCTCCATAGCGTCGATCTGGCGGTAGATCGTAATCGTTTCAGCAGCGGTGGCAGTAACCAGCGCCCGGCGGAGGGCTGCCCCATCACGACCCGCTTTGTTAGCGATCTTGGCAAGAGCGACTTCCGCTCGCTCAACTTTTTTGGTCGCCTTCTCCCATGCCTTCGTAGCAGGGAGGAGCTTTTTGTGCATATCGCGAAGGCGGTGATCGAGCAATTCGGTCTTCTTCCGAATCGACGTCATAGACTTGCCCATTGCCTGCTCGACTTTTTTCGAGCCCGCAAGAGCATGGCCCGCATCGAGGGCAAGCTCGATCTCCATCATCACTTTGGGATCAGTCAGTTCGGGCACGGGTCACTTCTTCCCGAAAGGGGTTCCGCGTGGGTTGGTCTGAGGAAGAATGATAGGCACAACGTTGGAAATGTCTTTGTCAGTCTCAGAGAGCGAAGAACCGACCTCAGCATCGGTCATACCCCACTTATCGATGAAGGCGTTCATCTTGGGATCTGCCAATTCGGGATGGACCATGCCACGAGCTGCTGCCTGGAACTCCAGTTGCTTCGTGCGGAGGATTCGCTCTTGGACTTCAATGGCTGTGAGACCGGCGATGTTGGTACCGCCCGTGATCGTCTTCCGTCCGAATTCTTGTTCGTGAGATTGGACAAGTTGCTCCAGATGATCACGCCGACCTTGCAGGTTGGTGCGAATACGCTGCTCTTGAGCCTCGACAACCTGGTCGTGCCAGTCCTTCTCCCCGCGCAAGTCCTTCTCCAACTGTCCGGCTAGCTCGTCTACCGAACGCGCTGCCACCACAACAGCCCCTTGAAGCTGCTGTGCTTTATCGTCAGCGGACTCACCCATGTAGACCTGCCGTAGAAGGCGGTCTTTTCTGGCGAGACGCTCATCCCTTTCTTTCCGCCGACGCTCGGTGTCTTGGTGGTAGACCTTCTGGATCCCCTTGCCGACCATGCAGGACCCGATGAACTTGGCGTTCTCCCACTCGCGATCGTGCTCTTCGTTGCGGTCCTCGTAGTAATTGAGCGCACGCCAAACGTGTTGAGCCCAATTCATCCCTAAACGCTCGGTCCCGTGTATACCCGTCACGGCGGTTGACGTCGGGTCGAGACCCTTGATCTGCGCCCACCGGAATCGAGAGTAAATTTCCGACGAGTAGCACTCGGTGATCGTCACGGCGTTGTTGGCTCGCCGGTTGACTTCGCTGAGATGACGAATGACCCGCTGACGAGCATCGGGTGGGAATTCAGCGAACGCCTCAGCAATCTTGGGGATGAACTTTTCCCTCTCGGGAAGGATGTTCACCCCGTCAATCATAAAGACCCCGTAGGCGAGAAAGATATCCCAGAACTTTTGAGTCGCAATCGCATCGGTTTGCATGCCCCCGGTAAACCCGAGGAGTTCATACTCGTGTTGGTTGAGACTCTTGAACACGAAAATGACACCGTTGATCCGGGCCGTGAGCGTGAGAAAACCGCGAAAGAGCATCGGCTCCACATCCCGGTAAAGAGCCGGGTTGACCTCAGGCTCCTTCGGGGCCTGAATGTGGATTTCCGAATTGCCCTCCAATTGCTTGGAGAGCTTCTCTTGCTCAACGGCATACGATTCGGCGGCTGCCACCATGCGTTATGCCCTCGAAGGTGGGCGATAACGTGGGTTAATTCCAGCCGACGGGCCCTTCTCGACGATCTGATGAAACGCCTTCGCGTCGACAGCCTCCTGGCCCCTCGCCCTCAGCTCGGCCACTTCCTCCCGTTGTGGTAGCTGCACGGGTATAGCCGCCTCCCCAGGGCCGGGGAGGTTCGTCAGCTCAGGGTGAACCGCAAGGCCGGCGTCCGTCTCTAGAGCGGCGTACTCAGCCGCCTTGGTAAGCACGCCAGGGGTCGTTGCGGGCGGCTGATGGGCCTGCGCTTGAGCCAACCGCGCTTGAATGTTGTGAGGGTCCACCGGCATAGCCGCACGATTGAGCGGCTGACGACGAGCCATGAGATCCTCGCTCGTAGGTGCCGCTGCAACGGGTGGGGCCGCCGGGGGTGGTGCCTGAGGAGGCGGCGGCGCTGCGGGAGCTGTAGCGGCCGGCGGGGGCGTCCCAGAGCCGTTGTCATCATCTGGCGGCGGTTGCTCCGCTGCTGCCGCCTGCTCACGAGCGAGCTGGTCAACCTTCTCCATCGCTGTCTTGATGTCTTCCGCCGTCGACTTCCGCATGAAGCCGTGTTCATCAAGAACCTTGTCGATCAACGTCGAAGGGACCTCTTCCTCGATCTCTTTCAACTCACCGAGCACCCTACGGAATCTCTCCTCAGGAGATTCTTCAGGAAGGATGAAGGTCATACCCTCCTTAGCCTTGTCCTCAGCTCTCTTCACCACATCACCGAACTTTCGGTACGCAATGAAAACAGCCTCCTTGGACCATGTATCGATGATCGTACGACGGACGTAGGCGTGCAACTCCAACTTGACCGTCTTGATCTTGCCGGGCTTTTGGGGATCCTCTTCCTCGACCTCGATGAAGTCAACGTCACGTAGGTTCAAGCCATTGACCTCAACGACCGAACGCGCCACGTGGCCCTTCTGGTAGCCGTAAAGGTAGTCCAGTTCCTCCAGCTCCTTGCACTCCTGGAGTACAGATGTGTACTCGTCAGGACGAAGGTTGCGGAGTGTGAGTGAACAGTCGTCGAGTGTGAAATCTTCCTCGACGATCCCTACGTTTTTCGCCTTCGCGAGCGCATCAGTGATCTTCTTCGCTGAGATCGTTCCCATTTGCATCCTCGTTTCATTTGACCCCAACGAGGATGACGACGAATCGAATGTGAGAAGTGGCGATCTACATTTGGGTTCGGATTTGCAACCCGGAGCTGTCGGAAATCTCCATCATGGTCCGATATGATGCCATTCACATTTGGATAGTCGTCGCCACCCATGGGGGTGTTCGCGTATCAGATAGCGTTAGGCCAGACCGGCCGTGTTGTTGTTGCTGCTGTTCGCGAAACGGAGGGAGAAGCCCTTACCCGGACCGCCGTTGCTCTGGATGGGTGCAAGGCCCGTGTCGATGAACTCGCCGTACTGGCTGATGCCGTCGATGATGTCGGTCACGGTGACCGACGCGTTCTCAGCAACCATGGCCGCATCGGCAGTGAACGACGCCGAGTAGCTGTTGAGCCAGCACCCCTCGAAGAACGTGAGAAGCGCCTTGGGTACTACGATCGGATTATCCGCACCCGTCGGCCCAGTCGTCACCCTTGCTTGAACCGCAGTTCCGTTGGGGTCTTGGAGAACCGCGACCTCGGAGAAGACGAGTTCCTGCTTGATGTCGAACGGCCAGCGGTGGTGTCGGAGGCTTCGCGCGAGCCCGTCGATGCCGCCCTTGTACCCGAGAACCTGGAACAGATTCGCCGTGTAGAGGAGCGTCTTGTTGAGCGTGAGCGTCATCGGCTCGGTCACGGACGGAACCAGCTCGGCGATCTGATCGCCGAAGCCGACACCACGGACCGGGTCGATGGTACGGCTCTCGTCGAACCCGAATTCCGAGATCACACCGATCTGCTGGAACCCCTGGGCGTTCGTCGCATAGCCGTAGATTTTGTTTTTTTGTGAGACAGCCGCCCGCGTGTTGGGAGCGGTGCCCATACGATAGATGTAGTTTGCTGTCGAGACGTTGGACGGCATGGCTTAACCCTTCTCCTCTTCAGACCTTCGCGTTCGCGAAGAGACCGTGGATGTCACTGGCCTGTTTCGCGAGTTCCGTGAGGTCACCTTGCACCCACGGTTGACCGAGATCGACGTTCTGCATGATCTCCGCCGTCTTCGAGGCGATCCTGTGGAGGTCTTGCTTGGCGCGAGGGGCGTCGAACCGTCGACCCGCCGTCACGAGCTGGTCGATCTTGGTGTTCGCCTCATCGACACTCGCGATGATGTCCGCAGCGGACTGGGTGTTGACCTTGAAGTGCTCGTACGAGGGGGCCCCCGACGCGCCCTTGAGACCGTAATACGTCCCGTTCTGGCTCTGATTGCCGTACGGAGACGGACGACGAAGCAACGCCACGAGGCTCCGAAGACCCTCGATGTCGTTCTTCATCATGTCTGACGAGATCGACCCAGGAGACGCTTCCTTCGCGTGCTGCTGAAGGGTCGAGATTTGGCCCTCGATGCGAGCGATCTGGTTGGTGATCGCTTCCTTGGTCCACTGATCGTCTGCCATGGTCATGCCCTGCCTTGGTGTAAAAGAGGTTCGATCCGACGAGGGAATAAGAGGATCCGTGAGGGCCGACCAGCGGGCCCTTTTTGGCTTGAGTAGCTCCCACATCCGATCCAAGTCGGCCGTGAACATGGCGTGACCCTTGGCGAGAAACGTGTCCAAGGCGCTCCTCACCGCATGACTGCCGGAAACCGTCTCGACAACGAATCGCAGCGGAGAAACGGCTCCGAGCATGTACTTCGTGCCATCCGAAAGATGCACGAAGTCACTCAGCCCATCCGTGCCTAGAGTTACGAGCGTCTTCCGGCCCATGTCGCAATAGACCGGTCACGAAAGGACTAACGATTCCTTCTCAGACCCGAATGAGGACCTCGACAACGTGTGAAGTCAGGATGAGCGTCCCATCCGGAGGGCTTTCCAGCCAAAACCCATCACTTTTCCACTCAGGAAGCTCGCCCATCGCCCCCTCCATCTGGTTCAGGAGCCTTGCCGCCATCGGCAGGTCGAACGCGATGTAGGCGCTTTTCCGAGACCCGAGCATAAACCGTCGCCCATCGATGTCGGGACTCACTAGCAGACCCCTAAGGTACCCCTGACGGTAAGCCTCAACCCACCCGTCGATGAGGGAGCCCAACGTTTCGCCTAGTATGAAACCATTGGTCCCCGGTTGGATGACCCGTATTGGGGTCAAGGGCGATCCTGCGTGCGGCAAAAGCCCGTTCATCACATAGTCGCGAACCCACCCCACGGAGGTCGTCAGGCGATCTCCGAACTCCCGCTTGGTGAGGCCCTTCTCAGGGAAGTAGGCCCTCAGGATGCACAAAAAGCGGGCCAGATCCGCGTCAATGTGAGCGAGCGCCGGCAACCCTCTTCGATGGACCAAGTCCACGGCCGCGATGAAGCCCGGCATGGCGGGGTGGATCGCCAAGTCCCTTTGCAGAAACAGGGCTATCGCAACGAGAACATCGACATCATGGATGCCCGTCGTCGCGAACGACAGCGGAAGTGCACGACCGAGGATGAGGTCCTCGAAGAACGCCGTGAGAGCACCGGGGTCCGTAACCCCAAAACCTTTGCCGTGGTGTTCGTAGACGTAGAGATCGGGATCGGCCGCCTGTTCCCGTGTTGCACCCGTCTCGAATGAAACAGAGTTAGGGATGATGGCCGGAAGATTCGGCTCGATGTGAACCTTGAAGTCGACAGCGGGATCGAGAGGCACGCGCCTCTCTACACCGGATCAACAGATACGTGGCGGGGGCGGACACGC